CACCCACAGAACCCACGCCCGCAGCACCTGCACCTGAAGCCCCAGCAGCATAATAAAAAAATATGAACAATCCAATTACAGCAGATTCAACAGTGGTACCACTAAGCGGCGGAGATGCTATAGCAGGAAGCACTACATTCAACTCCAGAATTAAAACATATGATGATTTAAAAAATCGTATTCAAATGACACTAGGTGCACCTTTAATTCAAATTGAATTATCTGATACTCAAATTTACAATAACATAGATATAGCCTGTGAATTTTTTACTAAATTTGCGGGTACCACAGAAGAATTTTTAATTTTTGATTCTTTATTGTATAATGGAAAATTCACTTCTAATACAGATTATACTTCTGCTGCCGCCCCTGGCGCCGGTTTGTATATGCCGATGCTTTTTAATGAAACCCCAGGAATGACTTTATCAGATGATGCTTCTGGTAATGCCCCTGGATGTGACGGTTATGATCAAGATTTAGGAAGTGCCAGGAGGGTATTAGATGTATATTCTTTTGCAGAAGGCAGTTCTAGTGGCGTAAATGTGCTTTTTACCATGGAACATACCATAGCCCAACAGGCCTATTTCGGTCACCTATTAGGTAATGTGGGATATGATTTAATAACATGGCAAGCACTTAAAACCTGGATAGATACTCGTGAAAAAATGCTAGGCATGATGCCCTATTTGAGATTCAATCCAGACACTCAATATTTAAAAATTATCCCAGAACCCAGCCCATACGCACCCTACATGGGTTTGATAGGTTGCAAAGTTCAAAAACCCCTTAAACACATTGTAAATCAATTGTGGGTATACAGATATAGTTTAGCCCTTTGTAAAATAACAATGGGCCATGTTAGAGGCAAATATACTGGTACAAATTTATTTGGAGGCCAGACTGTAAATGCCGCTGATGTCATGCAACAAGGATTAGCTGAAAAGGCAGAGTTGGAAAAGGAAATTATGACCGATCTAGTAGACAGAGATCCAATTAAATTCTTTATAGGATAATGAAACACCAGATTAAGAAAAAAAATCCTAAATTTATTCAAGGCACTTTTTCTCCTTCTAATCCCAATAAATACAAAGGTACCCTTCCAATTATATACAGATCTTCATTAGAATTGAAGGCCTTCAGAGATATGGACTTAAATCCCAACATAATCAGCTGGGGATCTGAGTCAGTGGTTATACCATATCCATATCCATTTAATAATTCCATTCGAAGATATTTTATAGACATAGTAGCTGCTCTTAAAAATCCAACATCAGGTGAAATTAAAAAACTTTTAATAGAAATTAAACCCTTTAAACAAACTTTACCACCCACTCCGTCTAAAAATAAAAGCCAAAAAACCATTTTGTATGAAAATCAACAATTTGTTGTTAATCAATGTAAGTGGAAAGCAGCCAAAGAATGGGCTGCTAAAAAAGGTTATATTTTTTTAATTTTAACGGAAAAAAATTATTTTGGGGTAAATAAAGTATAAATATTTATTAACTCGATATGGCCAACAATTTATATAAGCTACTAGTAGAACAACCAACTTACGAAGTAAAATACCTAATAGAAGAAAAAAACCGCCAATCACCTTCTACATTGCACATTCAGGGTCCCTTTTTAATGGCCAATGAAGCAAATAGAAACAATAGAGTATATCCTCTCGAAGAAATGGTCAAAGAGGTTAACAGGTATAACACAGAAATGGTAATGAATCAAAGGGCAGTTGGCGAACTCAATCATCCCCAAAGCCCCGAGATTAATTTAGAAAGAATATGCCACATGGTTACAGAACTAAAACAAGATGGCAATATTTTTATGGGTAAGTCCAAAGTGTTGAATCACGGTTTAGGAGGTTTGTTAAAAGGTTTAATAATGGACGGAGTTAAATTAGGAGTTTCTAGCAGAGCTTTAGGTAAATTAGATAAAGATGGCTCTCATGACAGGGTTTCAGATTTTAAATTAGTTGCAGTTGATGTAGTAGCAGATCCATCGGTTCCAACTGCTTTTGTAAACGGTATCTTAGAAGGCAAACAGTGGGTTTTAAACGAAAGCGGTCAATTTGAAATGTACTATGACAATTTTGAAAAAGCTATTTCAAAACTTCCATTAAAACACAAGGATGAATATTTAAAAGAACAAATTGTTTCTTTTATCAATTCTTTAAAAGGATTTAATTATAAATAATATTATGTCAAAACAACTCATATCTAAACTAATAGTTCAATTATATGAGAAGAATTATGCCGAGGCTAACACTTCTTTAAAAAATATACTTGAAGGAAAAATTGCTAGTAAAGCACAAAAATTAGCAAAACTAAAACAATCAAAAACAAAATGGTCCAAAGGATCCAAAAAAGATTCTAAAATGGGCAACAAAAAGAATAAGTAAGAAATATCATATATGAATATTCAGGAGCTTTTAAAAACAATAGATCCAACTGCTCTTAGTAATGAGTCTGCAACTGCAATTGCAGAAGCATTCAAAAGCGCCGTTGAAGAAAGAGTAAAAATTGAAACAGGAATCCAAGTTGAAGCAGCATTAAAGTCTCAAGATGAAGACCATGCTACTAAATTAGCAAAGTTGTTAGAAACCATTGATGAAGATCACACCAAAAAATTACAAAAGGTCGTAGAGTCCATCAATCAAAACCACACAGCCAAATTAAATAATATTCAAAAATTACATCAAAAGTCTTTAAATGAAAAGGCTTCTAAATTTAGCGACCGCATCGTTGAAGAAATTAGCAACTATTTGGATTTATATTTAGAAAAAGCTCTTCCCCAAGAACAACTTGAGAAAGCAGTTAATAACACCCAAGCTCAATTGCAATTAGAAGCAATCAAAAAGGTTATTTCTTTTGATCCTTCTTCTGTTAATTCTGAAATTAAAAATGTTATTAAAGAAGGAAATTCAAAAATCAATGAATTGAAAAATCGTTTAAATGATTCTTTAAAAGAAAATATCAATTTAAATGAACAAATTAAACAAATGAAAGCCGCGATTCTTTTAGAAGGCAAAACTAAAGGTTTGTCCGCTTCTAAGAAAGAATTTGTTAACAAAATTTTATGTGACAAAACAGTCGACTACATTAATGAAAATTTTGATTATGTAGTTAATGTTTTTGAGAAACAAGAAGCTTCTGTCTCTGAAAAATTGGTTCAAGAGGCCTTAAATGAATCCACAACACGCAATGTTAAGGTTCCAAAACCTGAACAAGTCATTAGTGAATCTGTCGATACAAGTGTCGCAGGTACTATGAGTGGTTATTTAGAGGCTCTTAAGATGAAGAGATAATATTTTAGTTGAAGAAATCGGTGCCGATTTCTTGATGACGTAAGTCAAAACATAATACAAGTAAAACAATAAAATAAAATATATGAATAGACAAGTCGATCCCACACGTGGCGCTTTAAATCAAACACGCGTCACACAATTGTTAGAGAAATGGGCACCAGTTTTGAATTTTCAAGACGATAAGGTAGCACCCATTACAGATGAACGTGCTCGTTATAACACAGCCGTTCTGTTGGAAAACCAAGAGCAGCATTTGTTGGAAACATCATATGGTGGAGTTTATGGACCAAACTCATCTTTTGGAAATTTAGGTTCTTCTGATCAATATGCACAAGGTGATGCACGTTTACCAAAGGTTTTAATTCCTATGGTTCGTCGTACATTCCCAGAATTGATCACAAACGAAATCGTTGGAGTGCAGCCTATGGCTGGACCCGTTGGTATGGCATTTGCAATGCGCTACAAATACGACAATACTGCACTCGGTGGTGTCGTTGGTGGCTCTGATGGCCGCAGCTATGGAGATTTAGAAGATGGAGATCCAGGTGCTGGTAAAGCTGGTAACGGTACATCCGGTGCTGCTGAAACTGCTGAACTTGGTTACAACTATCTAAACACCGCATTTACTGGTAAATTTGATGATAGCATTAAATCTAATGCAAATTATCAAGCAGTTAGTGGTGATTTTGCATTGTTGGACGAAGATCTCGGCGTAGCAACATTGCTTAAAAATTACGAATTGACTGGTAATATTCCTCAAGTAACTGTTTCTTATGAAAAAGTTGCTGTTGAAGCCGGTACTCGTAGGTTAGCTGCTAAATGGTCTGTTGAACTCGAGCAAGATCTCAAGAACATGAATGGTCTTGACATTGATGCAGAGTTAACAAACACCATGAGCTATGAAATCCAAGCTGAAATTGATCGTGAAATGATCATTCGTATGATCAAAACATGCTTCAAGAAAGGTTCTGGAGCTGGATATAGCTACTGGAATGCAGCTTCTGCTGATGCTCGCTGGTTAGGAGAACGTACTCGTGACTTCTACTCCAAGTTGATCGTTGAAGCAAACCGCATCGCAGTTCGCAACCGTAGAGGCGCAGCCAACTTTATCATTGCTACACCTCGCGTGTGTGCTATGATGGAAATGTTGCCAGAATTCCAATGGATGCCTGTAAATGGTTCTGTTAATACACAACCAACCGGCATTTCCAAAGTGGGTACATTGGGTGGTCGTTTCACTATCTATCGTGATACTCGTACAGAGGCTCAAACTGATGGATTATATGGCCGTACTACCGGTGGAGCTCTTGGTGCCCGTGCTAGCGTTGAGTACGCTTTGTTGGGTTACAAAGGATCTGAATACTATGACACTGGTATTATCTACTGTCCTTACATTCCAGTTATGATTCAACGCACTGTTGGTGTGAATGATTTCGCGCCGCGCGTCGGATTGATGACTCGTTATGGAGTTGTAGACTATATCTTCGGTGCTGATTTGTATTACCACCTTGTTATTGTCAAAGGCTTGGGAACCCAAGAATTAGGCAACGGCGGAATTTACTTACAGTAAGTTATAGTTAAACTTAAAAGTTTAAAAGCCCCCAGTAATGGGGGCTTTTTTTTTGGGAAATCGTGCTTTATTTATATATATTTCTTGATTAATAGAATTTCATCTTTAATATTTAAGTATGTTTAATAAAAAATATGCATTTTGTGGCACACACGGTGTAGGCAAATCAACTCTTTTGACAAACATTGAAGACATCGTAAAGTATTTTCAAATAGAAATAATCAATGACAGTAGCAATGCTCGAAAATTAAAGGCCGCAGGATACAAAATCAATGAAGAAGGAAATGATTTTGTTGAGTATGTAGTAGCTAGCAGTCATGTTTCTAATTTTGCTAAACCAAATCATTGGTTTGCAGACAGATGTATTGTAGATGGAACAGCATATATGCTCGAAACCAAATGTTCAAAGGCATGCAAGCAGGCAGTTATCAACATGTGCAAAGAATTTTCACAACATTATACGCAAATTTTTTATATTCCTATAGAATTTGAAATGCAAGACGATGGAGTTCGCAAAGTGGATGAAATTTATCGAAAAAAAATAGACACCAACATGAAAGACTTGCTAGAAAACTTAAATAATGTTACAACAGTTACTGGAAACCTCTCACAAAGACGCAACATCATACAAACATACCTAGAAAAATAACATGAATTTATTCATTTTAGACAAATGTCCAATCAAAGCTGCAGAATATTATCAAGATTTGCATGTTAATAAAATAATCATAGAAGGATCGCAGTTGTTAGCAGCAGCTTATCCCCTGGAACGACTTACAAAAAATGATTGTCCTAGGACTCAAAAAGGCAAACCTCGTGTTCATGGACACAAAAACCATCCAGTATCATTATGGACAAGAGAAAACATGACAAATTTTATGTGGGTTTTAAATCACATAAATGCTCTTTACAATGAAAGAGTGTATAGGTTTAACAAACCCCACTTCACTAAAGAATTTTTAGATTGGTGTTCGAGTAATTTGCCTGATTTACCATCCGGTACATTGACAGAACATCCTCAATGTTTTAGAGTATCTTATCCGGAATGCATAGTGCCCGGAGATCCTGTAGCTGGATACCATAATTATTATAATAAAGCCAAAATGGAATTTAAATTTGGATCTAAAACTGTAAAGGCTAGTTGGTCTAAGCGACAAATTCCCTTTTTTATAAAAAAATGTCAGATTTAAATATACAAAATCAAAAAATTTTAAAAGAAAATAACCTGCCATCTACTTTTTGTGTTCTTGGATGGCTACATACTCACATAGATTTTGCAAATAAATCAAATGTATGCTTATTTTCTTGTTGTAAAGCTTTAGGCAACAAGAAAAACTCATTAATAGAAGTCGAAAACTTTGAAGATTTAAATGAATCCTTCAATTCAGAAGAATACTCTACATTTAGAGGGCAATTA